GTGGACCTCCTGCCACGCCAGCGCCCCGTCGCCCACGTACATCGCGCCGTTGGCGATCTGCAGGCACTTCTGGGTCTTGGCCGCGGCGTTGAACGCCTCGATCTCGTCGCCCGTGTCGAGGGCGGTGTACATCTCGTCTTCCATGTCCTGGTAGTGCTTGCGGGCCTTGAGCGGCAGCTTGACCATGATGTTGTTGATGATGGGCGTGCGCAGGTCGAACCAGTCCGCCGCCTCGATCGTCAGGCAGACGTCGCGCAGCTTGTCCTGGATCTCGACCTGGGCGATCGCCAGCGGCTCGACCCCGTAGCCCGTCCTGTCGGGCCGGAACCACCGTTGCGAGAACGCGCTGTAGGTGCGGCCCAGGCGCGCGCCTGCGTCGATGAACCACGCCTGCCCCCAGAGGTCCTTGAGGCCGTTGCTGGCCGGCGTGCCGGTGAGCTCGATCAGGCGGTTGATGCGGGTGTGGGTGATGCTGCCCAGGGCCTGGGCGCGCTTTCCGCCCTGGCGCAGCCTGAACCCCTTGACCTTGGTGGACTCGTCCAGGACCACCGTCGCGTAGGGCCACTTGTCGCCCCAGTATGCCACCAGCCAGACGAGCTGCTCGTAGTTGGTGGTGTAGACCTGAGACGGCGACCGCACGGCGGCGATGCGCTCGCGCTCGGTGCCCACGATCGGGACCACGTTCATGCCCTTGAGGTGCTCCCACTTGAGCACCTCCTCGGGCCATGTCGTCGTCGCCACGCGCAACGGTGCTATCACCAGCGCCGGGCCGTCCTCGACCATCTGCAGGATCTCCAGCGCCGACAGGGTCGCGACGGTCTTGCCGGTGCCCATGCCGGCCCACACCGCGACGCGCTTCCCGTCCAGGATGTGGTTGATGATCAGCGTCTGGTACGGGCGGGGCGTGAACGTCTGGCGCTTGGTCACCTGTAGCCCCAGCGGTCGCGGGGCTTGTCCTTGCTCTCCTCGTGCTCCCGTATCCGCTGCAGGCTGGCTTCCCTGAACTCCTCCGGGAACTGCATGCCCGCCTTCGCGTACTCGCGCGTGATGAACTTCTCCCCGCATTCGCAGAGCCGCCGACGGAATACTTGGTCGTCGTGGCGACGGGTTTCCAGGACCTTGCTGTGGTCGGTACGACATAAGGGACACATTTAGCCTTCTGTTTGGTTGAGGAGGGCGATCACGCCCTCGATTGAATCGACCACGTGCACCAGCTCACCGAGCCGTCGCATGCGGTTGTGCTCGCGAACCTGCTGGGCGGTCGGCTTCTCGCCGGTGGCCTTGAGCTCGACCCAGAACGGCTTGCGCCCTGGCAGCATGACCCGGCGGTCGGGCGCGCCGACGCGCCCAATCCACTGGGTCTTGCGGATCTCACCGCCCATCAGGATGACATGCCGGGCCAAGTACTTCTCAATCGCGGATTCGCGCATCATTGCTTTCGGTAGCGATAGGTCTCGAAGCCCTCGGCGGCCAGCGGCATGTCCGCGGCCCAGGCCGGTGGCGTCGACATCAGCGCCGACAGGTGCTCGGCACTGAACTCGATGCTGTCTGGTGTCTCGGCGATGATCTCGTCGTGCACCGTCAGGACGATCTTGTAGCCGGCGGCCTCGATCAACGGCATGCTGTGCGCCAGGACGTCTCGGGCGATCGCTTGCACCAGATTCTCAAACAGCTTGCCGCCGTGCGTCTGGATGCGGGTCCACTTGCGGGTGAACTGGTCGACGCCCGTGTACGTGATGGCGTTGTCTTTGATCTGCGGCGCCGGGTAGCACGCCACCCGGCCCGATGGCAACGTGATCAGCAGCCACGTCTTGGTGCCCTTGATCCGCAGGCCCAGGTCGGCGTAGGTCGTGCCCCTCGTGCCCAGGGCCTGCTTCACCAGCGTCTGCAGGCGCTTCCAGTAGTCGGTGATGTTGGGGTGTGCGTACCGCCAGACCCGCTTGAGCGTGTCGCAGGCCACGAACGCATCGTCTGACAGGTTGAATCTCGATCGGTTTTCCCGCATCGTCCACTCGAAGAACCGATCGGCCTCCTCCACCACCATCTCGGGCGCCAGCGGCAGGACCTTGGCGGCCATCGCGTCGAGGTCGATCCCGTACGCCTCGGCAAACGTCACGAATGCCCCCACGCCGCCCGCGTAGGCCAGGGCCAGCTCCTGCACCTTGCCGACCTGCCGCTGGTCCTTGGTGACGTCCTCCGGCCTGACGCCGAACGACTTGCTGTAGGCCAGCTTGTACAGGTCGGGGCCGATCCCGGCGTCAAAGTTACGGAATGCCTGGAGCTTCCACTCCTCGTTCGCCAACCACGCCTGGACCCGGCCTTCGATGTTGGCGAGGTCGGCCACCACCAGCTTGCGACCATTCAACGTACGGGTCGTTGCGATGATGGTGCCGCGGATGGCCGAGCTGGCGAGCTCCATGACGTTGTCGGTGATCATGTCGGCAATGCCGGCCTTGATCGCCTCGATGCCGGCGTCGATCATGGGCTGCTTGAGCGTGGGCCTGGGCAGGTTCTGCGGCTGGAACAGCCTGCCGGCCCACCGGCCCGTGCGCGCCGCGCCGTTGAACTGCAGGGTGCCACGCAGCCGGCCATCCGTGCTGACACCGTTGATGAGGGTCTGGTACTTCTTGGTGCTCGTGCTGCTGGCCTGCAGGCGGACCTCCAGCAGCTCCTTGAGCGCCTTGGGCACCTTCGGGTCGGCGAGGTACTTCTCGACCGTGCCCATCTGCAGGTCGGGCATGTCGATCCCGAACTGCTCCATGATCTGCAGACGCAGCGCCGCGCCCTGGGTGGTGCTGCGCACCACGCCACCGGTGATGTCGTGGGCCTGCTGCTTCAGATCGACCTGGGCCTTGGCCACCGCCGCGATCGCAGACCGGGCCAGATCTAGATCAATCGACACGCCCCGGTCGTTGATCTTCTGGTCCAACTGCCAGAGTGCGATCTCGGTTTCGGTGTTGTTGAGCGAAGGCATGCGCCGATGGCACTCGCGCATCGCGACGATGTCGTTGGCCGCGTAGGCCCGGAACCGCTCCCACTCCGCTGGGTGGGTCGTCGCTGTCGCGCGCCGCAAAGTCCAGTTACCCGGCAAGGGCTTGCAGAACAAGATGATCAGCTTCTTGCCGTCCTTGTCCTTGGCCTTGTCCGCCGGCAGGCCCAGGACCTCGCCAAGCAGCCCCAGGCTGGGCGGCAGGCCGTGGCTCAGGGCCTGGACCATGGTGTCGTGGATCCGGCGCGTGGGAATGTCGATGCCCATGGCGCGCCGGAGGATCGTGCGGTCGAAGTGGCTGTTGTGGATGACTACCCGGACGCGGGGATCGTCGAGCGTGGCCCGCAGTTGCGCCCAGCGATCGCTATGGTTATCGGCGGGGAATTCGAGCACCTGCGGCTCATCTTCACCCACCGCGTAGGCCAACAGCATGACCTCGGCCTTGTCGGCGTAGGCGTGGGTGCCGTGCGTGATCGGCACGGTGCAGTACGTCTCCAGGTCCAGGTAGAGATCGATCATCGCGGTGCGCGGTTGACGTAGTAGTCGTACATGTTGCTGGGCAAGTTCTTGGGTTCGTTCCAGAACACCCGGTACTTGAGCGATCGGGCGTCGTGAAACTTGTCCGGGCACGACGCCTTGAGCTTCAAAATCACTTCTTTCAGCGCGTTGTTAGTTTTGCTGTAGTCGGTGCTCTTAGTGGCCACCGCGTCCTTGAGCATTTTCTGGTAGTAGTCTGTCAACATTTTTGGGTCCTCAGATCAGTGGGGCTTCAGATGCCGCGATGGCCATGTTCTCGGCTGCCGAGAAAGGGCCACGGCGCTTGGCCGGCGTGCCGTCTTTCTTGCGACCCCATGGCGCCTCGGGATCGATCACCCTCGGAGTTTTCTTTGCTTTGGCTTCTTTGGCCTTCTTTGCTCGCAGAATTCGCGCCTTGTTGAATGCGGCCATCTCTTCGACCGTCGGGGTCGGTACGTAATCGGGTCTCTCCTTCGCGGCCTCTTCCGGCGCGTTCTTTTGGTTCGAGGTAACGATCTCCCAATCAGTGGCAAACATGTCCTCGATGGTCGGGAACCAGGGCTCCGTGCCGTCCTTACCCCGTCGGAAAAAGTAGGGCAACGTCAGCAGGCTGGTCGCGCGCTCAGGCATCTGCATGCCCACGTAGGCACTGCTGCCCCAGCTCTTCCGCCACATACACCGTTTGTTTTTGAATAGCTCAATCGCTGTACTGAAGTTCATCTCGTCTCTCCGTCTCTCCGTCTCTTGTTGAAGGTGGGGCGCCGCTGATCATCGCAAAGCGCCCCGGTGCATCAGACCAAATCTTCGCTCGACAGGTCGTCGAAATCGCTATCGTCGGCCACACCGCCACCGACAAACGACTCGCCGTCCTTGTAGAACTGGACCCCCAGCAGCGTCGCGTTGACGCGCTTGCCGTAGTTGTTGTCCTGCGTCCAGAGCTCCAGAACGGCGTTGACAAAGCAGCCGGCGTAAGGGCGACCATCCTCGGCCACCAACGGGGTCTTGTTGAGGTCGACTACGTACGGCTTCAGGGGGTTGCGGGCGCTGACGTACATCATCCCCTCGAACCCGTCGTAGTTGGACTTCAGGTCGCCCGAGTGCAGGCAGGTCTTGTCCGCCGCGCGGATGGTCTTCAGGATCGCGTCGGCCTTGGCGCCCCACTTCTCGGCGGCGACCGTGGTGATCGCGGTGTTCAGCATCGCGATCTGCGGATCCTTGGGGCTGATCAAGAAGGCCGCGCTGAAGGCCGGCTTGCCCTCACCGTTGACCGTCTTGGCCTCGAACAGTTGCGGGAACGACAGGCGGACTGCGTTGAGTTTGATTTTCATGCTTCTTCTCCTTCGGGGGTTGTGGGTGTCACGTCGTCAAAATCTGAATCGACCGCTGATGTGACCAGCGCGGGTCGTTTGTCTGTGTCGGGGGCCACCGACGGGCGGCCCTCGGCTTGGGTGATGAGCTCCTGCACCTTGGCCCACTGACGTGGACCCAGGTCGCCCCGTTTGAAAACCCACTCGATGTTGGTCGGGCTGGCCAACGAGTAGTTGTACATCTGGTCGTGCTTGAGACGCATCTTCTTGAGCGCTTCCTCGGCCACCGCCGGGTCACCCCAGGCCCGATTGCCGCGCTTGCCCTGCACGAGCTTGTAGCCCCGCACAGACTCACCGGACAGCAGGCGCCGCTCGACCTCGGCCCTGATCGCCTTGACCCACGACTCAATCAGCGGTGCGTTGGTCATCACGCGGCCCAAGTCGGCCTCGTCGGCGGTCTCGGGCACCACCGTGTCAAAGTCAGCCAGGATCTGGTCCCGGATCGCCGGGCACGTGGCCTTGGCCCGGCACCACTGGCACGCCTTGGGGCTGGGGTTCAACGTCTCGTCGTGCAGGCTGATCGCCCAGGTGGCATCCCGCACCTTGTCGGCAAACGCTTCGAGCTCGGGCACCGAGATCGTCCACTCCGACAGTGCGCCGAGGCGCGGCTGGTCGACGATCATCCGCACTTGCGTGGGTGAGTAGACATGCCCAAACTCAACGTAGGCCGCGTGCGCGTACATCATGAGCTGGGCGTTGTCCACCACGTCCACCACCACCCCACGACCGAACTTGGCGTCGATGACGATGAACTCGTCGGGCGTCAGGATGACCGCGTCTGCCGTGCCGGTGGCGCCTTCCTCGCCCGTCATGTGGTGGATCGGCAGGCGCTGCTCGACCAGCAGGATGCCCTCGGTGGCGTTGACGATCGACCGCACGTTGTTGACGTAGGTCTGCACCGACTGCGCCTGATCTGGTGTGAGGCTCTCAAAATCAGCGGCGGCGTCCAGGTTGTTGTCCAGGCACTCCGAGGCAACGAGGTGCATCATCGTGCCCTCGTCCGCCGCCTTGCTCGACCTGTCCTCCAGGCCCTCGCAGAGGATCACCGAGCCTGGGCAGGTCATCCAGCGCGCCGCACTGCTGGGCGATAGTTTTGCGTGGGTGCCGGGCATCAGAATTCGTCCTCGTCGTCGGGGTAATCGGGATCGTCGGGCAGTTCCATGTCCTCGGCTAGGAGCCACTCTTCACGTGCGCCCATTACGTTCTGCACAATCTCACAAATTTTGTGGGTGAGTTCGTAGATGTTGGGGTACGTCGACACCAGGGCGGGTAACAACGCTGCGACGTACATGTCAAACGCGCCGACTTTCTTTTCTCGTTCGGCCTGCAATTCCTCCTTGTAACCGCACATTCGATGAAACCTAGCGCGGGCCATCGTGCGTCTGAGCTTCTCCTGCAGGCTCTCAACCGTGTCCACTTTTTCAGTCATTTCTGTTCCTTTATTTGATTCGCCAGATCGGGTACATGCTGGCATGACTCAGTACAGAGGAGGCTTTCACCCACTCCCCGGTGCGTTCAATTAGGTTCGACTTGGCGAGCCCGGAGACTATTGCCCCCCAGGCGTTGGGATGCGTAGGGTCCGGTAGGTTGCAAACAGCGCAGTACTGGCGCGCGTCCTCTATGACGCACGGCCCTTTGTCCGCGATGTACTCCAAAATCATCCGCTTTGCCAACTCTTTCCATTCGGCGCTTTGGCTTGATTCCACAAGCCGCATACCGAACTCACCCAACGCTTCGCCCCGTTGCCGGTCCATCTCAAAGCCTGGGGTCAGGCCAGCTCCGCCAAAAAAGCGGCGTAGTCCTCCTTTTTGAGCTCGGGGCCCTTCTTGGCGCCAAACTTGCCCAGCGTCGCGACGACCTTGGCCCGGTCGACCTTGAACGTGTCGATGATGGCCTGGGCCACCTGGGCGTACTCGATCGCTGCCGGGGCCGCCGGTGCTTCCACCACGGCCTCACGCGGCTGCAACGCTGGCATGGTGTACGGCACTTCAGGCGCGGCCTTCTCGTCCGGGTCGATCAGGATCGTGCTGGTGTCAGCCGCCGGGGCGGTGATCGCTTGCACCACAGCGGTCACCGTGGCCGGCGCTGCCGGGCGCATGACCGCGATCAGCTCGCGGATGGCGGCGGTGTTGTCCGCCAGGGCTTGTTCTAGACTCATTAGGGCTCCTACAGAGGACAATCGAAATGTTGTCCAGCCCGGGTACTATAGCATTGTTGTGAGGCTCCGCAAGCCCCCTACAACTTTTCTCGTGTACCATCGGCTTTTTGTACAAAGGAGGTCGTCATGACTGGAATACAAGAGGCTGTCAGCGTCGCGGGCACCCAACGCAACTTGGCCGACCTGCTCGGCGTCACCCAACAGGTCGTCAGCTACTGGGTCAGGCAGGGGTACGTGCCCAGCGCCCGGGTCGTCGAGGTCGAGCAGGTCACCGGCGTGGGCCGGGACCGTCTTGTCAACCCACGGCTCGCCGACATGCTGTCGAAGGAGGTGTAGACTGGCCCCCGAACCCCGGCTAGGCGAGGCTGATCCCCTCGTCGAAAAGCATGCCCGTCTCTGCCCCGCCGGTAAGTTCACCCGACCCCTATGAGACGCGGCATGAGATTGGGACAACAATGACAACAGCACACCCGCCGATCGGCGAGGTCTACGAGCCGGCGAACATCCCCGGCGAGCTCAAGGCGATGGCGCGCTGGTCACCCTGGCGAGCGCAGTGGAACGAGAAGCGGGGCAAGTGGGACAAGATACCCGGCAACCAACGCAGCACTGCCAAGCCCGAGACGTGGCTCTCGTTCGAGGCCGCGCAGGCCGAGTTGCAGGCCAAACCCAGCGCCTTCACAGGCCTGGGGTTCGTGGTGACAGGGCTGCCCGAGTTCACGTTCATCGACATCGACAACTGTATCGACGAGGCGGGTACGTTCTCAGCCCGTGCGATCGAGATCATCGCGATGGTCGGCAGCTACACCGAGATCTCACCGAGCGGTCGGGGCCTGCGCATTGTTGCCAGGGGCGCGTCACCGACGGACTGGAACAACCACGACCTGGGGGTGGAGGTGTACGCCGGCCACGCCGCGCGCTTCTTGACGATCACCGGCGACGTCTGCAGCGACGCCTTGGGGGTCCACGAGATCACCGAGGCGACCCAAGCCAACCTGCGCAGCCGGTACGGCAAGAGCAGCGCGCCCAGGCTCACCGTTATCCCTGGGGGCGTGCCGCCGATGCCCGAGGTGTGGCCCGAGGTCGTGATGCCCGACATCGACACGCTGGACCTGCCCGCCGACACCATGGCCTTCCTGCTGGAGGGCCTGGACGACGGCGACGGCTCGGCGGCAGTGCACGCCGCCGGTGTGCGCCTGTACAGCCTGGGCCTGTCCGACCAGATGGTGCTGTCGACGCTGGTCAACAGCCACGCGATGGACGTCGCGATGCGCCACCGCGGCGACAACGAGATACGCGCGCAGCAGTACCTGTGGGTCGAGCACTGCGTCAAGGCCAAGCCCAAGGCCACCAATCGCGAAGAGATCTTGGCCATGTTCGACGACCTGGGGCCGCCCCCAGGGGAGAACCCCGAGGGAGAACCCCGGATCGGAGCGGCCCCCAAGGCCGAGCGATTTCGCATCGAGACCGCGCCCGAGTTCTTCGTTCGTCGCAAGTCGACGTGGCTCTGCAAGGGCATCGTGCCCGCAGCCACCCTGGGCGTGATCTACGGCGCCAGCGGCTCCGGCAAGACATTCGTGGCGTTCGACTTGATCGCCACCCTGACCCTCGGGCGCGACTGGCGCGGTCACCGGACCCCCAGGCCGGTCGCGCCCCTGTGGATCGCCGCCGAGGGCGTTGAGGACATGCGCAAGCGCGGCTTGGCGTACTGCCAGCACGTGGGCATCGCGCCCGAGTTGTTCAACATGCGGTTCATCGGCGAGGCCCCGAACTTCTTGGAGGAGATCGACGTCAAGGCCTTGCTCGCGCAGATCAAGCGCCAGGGCAGCGGGTTCGACGTCATCATCATCGACACCCTCGCCCAGGTCATGCCCGGGGGCAACGAGAACAGCGGCGAGGACATGGGCAAGGTCCTTGGGTACTGCAAGGCCATCAGCCGCGCTACCGGCGCCATGGTCATCCTGATCCACCACAGCGGCAAGGACGAGAGCAAGGGCGCCCGGGGCTGGTCAGGGCTGCGCGCGGCGTCGGATTTCGAGATTGAGGTGCTTCGGCTCGACAATGACCGTGTCGCCACGGTCACAAAAATGAAGGGCGGGATTGACGGGGCCGAGTATGGGTTCGAGCTCTTGACCGTTGTCGTCGGGCAGGACGCTGATGGGGACGATGAGACGACCTGCGTTGTGCAGTTCACCGATGTCGGCAGGCAGGCGGTGGTGGACCAGAAGGGCAAGCCCAAGGACATCGACCCCAAGGCTGTCTGGCAGCCGCTGGTGCTCAAAGAGGCCACGACCCTGTTGGCGACCAACGCCGGGGCCCTGACCCAGGCCGAGCTGGTGCGGGCGGTGCTGGCCCGGCGCGCGTTCGTGCCCGACCCAGACAAGCCCCTCAAGCGGGACTACCGACCCTCCAAAATCAACGGCGCGATCACCGAGCTCGTGGCCGTCGGGCGGCTGTCGGTAGACGACGGCGGAAGGGTCACTTTGCCTAATAATGAGGCAGGAATGTGGGATTGAGGAGCATGCAAATTTTTACTGTTCCAGATGTTCCAGACTGTTCCAGACGTGTTCCAGACGTGATCTAGAGCAAATGTGCATGCTCTACTTGTTCCAGATACCACCTGGAGCACCCCCTGACAGGGGTGCTCTAGGTCTGGAACATAGAGCAGGGGTACGGAACAACCCCCCGGTGAAAAAAAAGATGATGAGGGGGCTTGTGGGGTACAACGAATCGGTTGTATGATCTCTACATCAGCAACCCACCCCGAAGGACAGCACCATGAACGCAATCGCAAACACCGCCTCTAATGCCGACGAGCTCGGCTCGTTGCTCTCCCAGATCGCCGCCCTGACGGCCAAGGCCGAGGCCCTCAAGGAGTCCTTCCGCGACGCCGCTACGGCGTCGGTGGACGCGCCTAAGGCGTTCGAGGGCGAGTTCTTCAAGGCCACGGTCGTCCAGGCCGACCGCACCACGGTGGCCTACAGCAAGCTCGTGAAGGACCTGGGCGTGGCGCCTGAGGTCATCGCGAAGTACGCCACCCTGTCGGCGGTTTTCACCGTCAAGATTTCCCTCAAGTAAACCCCGGGGCCTCGGCCCCATTCCAAGGAGAGCAGCAATGTACGCATCAATCTACAAGGCCCCCAAGGGCTGGCCCGCAAAGTTTCGCGTGATCGTTCACGCAACCCCGTCGATCAACGACCAGACCGGCGAGTTCCTCGCCGGCACTCTCGGCGAGGCCCGCCGCATCTGCAAGGCCAAGGGCTTGAAGCCCTGGAATTTTTGATGTTCGACCCCGAAAGCCGTAGGCCGCAGTTCTACGACCCCGAGCCGGAGCGGTCGTTCTTTGACGCATTCGTCGGGGAGCTGGTCGCCAGCGCGCTGGTGTTCGCGGTCTTCGCGGGCATTGGCATCGCCCTGGCGTTGTCCCTGTGACTCAAAAATTCAGGGGCAACGCCCCCGCAACCGACGAATGGATGCACCTGCACTCGTTCCACCACGAGGATCTTGACTGGTTTCTTTTTTTCCGGGTCAAAGAGAATTCTGCGGGGTGGATCAGCGGCAAGCTGGTCGTCGACGGCAAGGCGCCGCGCAAGGCCAACTATTGGCTCGGGTGGCGGGATGGCCGGTTCGCCCGAACACGGGACGCGGGGTCCCTGTACATCGGCAGGCCGGAACTGTACGAGCAAGTCGAGAATTTCATCAACCAAGGAAACCGTAATGGCAACCCAAACGCCTAAAACAGCCCCAGCAGCGCGAAAACTGACCCGGGTGGTACCCAAGCCCCAGTCGGAGCCTGCGGAGGCTCCTGTGGCCTCCACGGCCACCTACCGCATGCCCGTGGACGTCGCGAACTGGATCGAGCAGGCCGAGAGCCGGCTGCGGCACTCCGCCACCGAGATTGCCCGGCTGAAGGAGGAAAACCGACAACTCAAGCACAGCCACCGGCTCATGGAGCAGCGTGTATTGGGGCGCAGCGATGAGTGACGACACCGACGCGCTAGACGCCGCTCGGTTCCGCTACCTGAGCCAGCGCGTGGTCGCCGTGCAGTACGGTGACCGGGTCGGCATGGCAGTCGACACTCGGGACCTGGAGGACGTTGAGTTCGCGGAGACGCCGACGTTCCGGGAGCTGGTCGACGCGATGATGACCAACTCTGTCAAGCAAACAACTAGGGGGCATTGAGCCATGAACGAACATCAACAAGCATCGTCCCAAAGAGATATTCTTAACTTGCGCTCGCCTTATTTTGTAGTGTTTGAAACTCGTCAACGCGACGCAATCGGTAGATTTAACCAAACCGGGATATCCGTCACCGCCGAATCTGACGATGATGCGATTAATCAAGCGCTTAAACATTTCCACTCTATTGGGGTTGAAACGCGGGCTCCCGTTAGCGTTTATAAATATGAGGAAAACTGCAATGATTGAACTTACACCAGACGAACACAAGATACTAGTTGATGCTATTCAGGATTCTGCCACTGTTGTACATAAAGGACGAAAAGATATGACTGAAATAGAACGCAACCTAGACCTTCTGCTAGGCGACGCCCTAACGGAAAACGAGCGCCTCAAACGCGCCCTCAAGTACCAAGATGACCGAGAAGGGCACATTGGTACGCACGGCCCCGACTGCTGGAGCTACGGCCCCAGGCACTACGAGTGCGCGTTGCGGCGCATCAAGGAGCTGGAGAAGTGACGGTCCCAGCAAGGCCTGCCTACGGAAGAGACCCAGCACGAAAAAAAGTTGAAGAAAAGTCCCCAGTAGGCTGTAACTGCAGGTTAGAATCTCTACATCAGCAACGCAACGGAGAGACGACATGGCGCATGTTCAGCAAGACAACGAGGTAGACGGCCTCGACGAGATGTTCCGCATCTCGGACGACATCAACATTTTCAGCCGGGATTGCCGGCGCGCAATCCAACACGCCAGGGATGTCCTGGACGATTTCCTGGCGGAAGCCTGGGAGTTCGAGGACGAGATCGCCAGCGAAGACCTCAAGGTCGCGCGTTTCGACGAGATCGCCGAGGCCATCGCTCAGGTGACGGGCCTGGAGGTGTATCTGGTCGGAGACTGCCTGACCGTGATCGCCGGCGCTGCCCTGCCGAACGACGAGTACCACGACGACATCCACGACCTGTTGGTCCGCTACTTCCTGGAGGATTGAACCATGAACCGCAAAGTAGAGCACTGGGATGACGAGCGCAACATTGGCAACGGCATTCTCGTGACGCTGAAGCCGGGTTGGCGTTGGGGTAGCGACCCACAATCGCCAACGCATGTCGAGGGGTTCGACACGCCGCAAGAAGCAAAAACCAAACTGCGCACGGTTATGTTGTGCGCGTGCAAGGAGTGTAAACAATGACCACATCGACTCACACCGAGAACGAGATCTCCGCCTACGTGGCGGGCAACACCCTGGCAACGGGCCTGCACGCCGCCCTGGCGGACCAGGAGGCCGAGCTCGACCGCATGCGCTACCTGCTCAAGGAGGCGGTGGACACGCTGCGCTACATCAGCGCCCACCGCAAGCACGCGGAGACGCTGGAAGGCCTTGCGGAGACGCTCGAAGGCGTCGCTGACGTCTGGTTGCACGACTACGCGGTCGAGGCCGACAACCTGACCGGGGCGTAAAAATAGTTGAAAAAAAAGCCCCACGGGGCTCAAACTTGTAGTTAGAATCTCTACATCAGCAACGGAGATCGACATGAACTACCAAATTTTTGCCAGCAGCACAAAACGCAACGACCGGCACAACATTGCCGTGATTGCGGCCTCCAGCCCAGAGGCTGCAATTGCGCATTGCGCGATCTTGTGGGGCTACGACAACGCGCAAGAATATTTGGACGACCATGCCGCCGATGTGAAAATTTTTGCCGAAATTACTGACGCCACCGCTCGGCATTTTGCCTAATTGGCGTCCAACAGGAAGATCGACATGGCCCAGCTTTTCACCCGCGCAGGAACCCCCCGCACCGCCAACTGCACTGGCGGCTACAGCTACACGTCGAAGTGCACCCGCTGCGGTGGCGCTGGTGGCCGTCGCGAGTGGAACCACACCGGCTACTTCTGCTTCTTGTGCGGCGGCTCTGGCGTCGGCAAGGTCAAGGTGGACAAGCTGTACACCGCCGAACAGAACGCCAAGCTCGACGCTGCGGCGGTCAAGCGCGCCGAGGCGTCGACCGCCAAGACCAACGCCATCTACGCTGCCCGCGAGGCCGAGCTGATCGCCCAGCGCGCGGCTTTTGTGGCCGATAACGCCGAGTTCGTCGCCAAGCTGCAGGGCCTGGACGGCGACTTCTGGGTCGGTTTCCGTGAGTCCTTCCTGTCCCGCGCTAAGGCCCCTACAGAGCGCCAGATCGCCCTGGTCGACGCCGAGGTCGCCAAGCGTGCCAAGGCCCCCAGCGCGCACGTCGGCGCGGTCGGTGACAAGGTCACCCTGACCCTGACCTGCGAGCGCGAGGTCCGTCTGGAGTCCCAGTTCGGCGTGAGCTGGATGAGCATCTGCCGCGACGCAGCCGGCAACGTGGTCATCTACAAGGGCAACGCCGACTTCCTGGGCCTGAACGAGACCGGCGAGGTCAAGGCCACCATCAAAGACCACGCGGTCTACAACGGCGTGGCGCAGACCATGATCATGCGCCCCAAGGTCACGCAGGCAGCGTAAAAAATTTACCTGGAGCCTCAAACTCCAGGTTACAATATCTACTTCAGCAACCCACCCCAAGGATCCGACATGAACTACTTTCACCTCAACAGCCGCCTCGAAGTCACCGCCATCCAGGGCAACCTGCCCCCAGAAAACCGTGGCGTGGGCACGCGCTGGTTCTCCATCGGTGATGGCGGCTGGGCTAACAGGAATGACTTCGACACGCTGATGTTCGCGCAGGTCGTGGCCGATGCCGCGTCGGTGTTCAGCGGCGAGGCATACGTCGCCACCGATGCCGGCGACCAGTGCAGCCCGCGCTACGACGTCATCCGCGCCCCGGCGATCGGCGACGAGGTTAGCTACGGGTCAAACGGCGACTGCTACCCCTGCGGCACGGTCGTCAAGGTCAGCAAGTCGCTCAAGCGCGTCGAGACCAGCGAGGGCAAGGTGTTCAACCGCAGCAAGAACACGGGCCGCTGGCTCCAGCACGGCTGGGCGCTGGTGAACGGCCACCACTACGAGCAGAACCCGCACTTCTGACGCGGACACCCGGAGCCTCAAACTCCGGGTTACAATATCAACTTCAGCAACGAGGAGAGACGACATGACACAAGCCGAGTTCAACGCCCTGGTCAGCCGGGACATCAAGGCCCGCGTGGCCGCTGCCCAGGCCCGCTACGAGGCCGAGCTGGCCGACGAGGAGTACTTCGAGGCCGGCATGACACCCGGCGAGCAGGCGTACTGGGACGCAGTCGAGGGGGCGGCAGAATGAGCACCGTCACCTACGCCACCCTGCGCGCCGCCTACAGCGGGCGCACGACCCGCTTGAAGATCCAGGTCGAAGAGAAGGGCTACGCCTGGGTCAGCTACAAGAACTTCAGGGCGGCGCAGAAGCGCATCGGCGGCGGCCAAGTCTGGTCGGACATCACGTTCGTGACGTACGACAATTACGGCCCCCGGCACATGATCGAGGGGGCAACGCAATGATTTACATCGCAAACGCATTCAGCCTGGGCATGGTAGCCCAAGCTGATCTCCACAGGGTGCGGTTCGCACCCTGCCAACGTCCCGAGCGTACCTTGGCTGCTGGGCGCTACACCAGCGCCGTCGGTCACGCCGACACCGCCGCCCTGTTGGGCGTATCGATGAACCGCATTTCGGTGCGGTTGAACGTGGGCGACTGGATGTACGTTGCCCAGTTGCAGGGGCCGCGCCTGCCCGAGGGCACTACCGTACTGCCCGAGGGCAGTTCTTTCGAATGGGTCAGCGTCTCGCTGGCCGCCGATGGAGAGACAGCATGATGACCCGGTGGCAGATTGAGGAGGAGAGGGACAAACGCGCTCAAGAAGAGTGGCGCGCTCGTCAAGAGCGGTTGGCAACGCCAGCAAGCAAGCCATCGTCAACCAAAGTTGACGAACGGTACGAGTCCACCCTCTCGGTGGATTTCGAAGACGACGGCGATGGCGATCGGGATATTGGGTAACCATGACTGACGCTAAACGCATCGCCAGACTTGAGGCCCAGGTCGAGGCGCTGCGCGCCCGTCTGGAGGCCCGCACGACTCAGCTCACGCTCGTGTTGCTGCAGATCATGGACCTCAAGGCCGAGCTCGCGCTCGTCAAATCGCTGGAAGACTGGACTGAAGAATTTGCAGCCACGCAGCCTGCTGGGGTAGACTCGCGCGCATGGCTACACGAGGACGCCCAAAGGGCATAAGCAATTTCCCCAACAAGGCCGAGCTCAAGCTCGATGTTGCGGCGTGGATTGCGTCTAGCAAACCGCTGGCGCAATGGTGCGCATTGCCGGGTCACCCAAACCCCGTGACAATCGGCGAATGGCAGCGCGAAGACCCAGATTTCGCCGTAGCGTACGCGCGCGCGCGGGATGCCGGATACGAGATCATCGCGCAGGATTGCATGAACCTGATCGACACCGAGCCATTGGCGGTGCACGACGATCTGGGCAATAAACGCTACGACCCGGGCAGTATCTCGTGGCGCAAGAATCAGACTGACGTCCGCCTGCGCCTGCTGGCCTGCTGGGATCCCAAGAAGTACGGCTCGCGCCAGAACGTCACGGTGGACGACTCGAAGGTCGAGCACACGGTGAGCTTCGACATATTCGGCGAGCTGCTCAAAAACATGGCGCTCAAGCGCCAATCCGAGGAATAACGCATGGACCCCCAACACCTGATCGACATCGGCCTGGGGGTCACCTCCGCGGTCACCGGATGGTTTGCCCGCGAGCTCTGGTCGGCGGTGAAAGAGCTCAAGGCCGACCTAGCCAAGCTGCGCGAGGACCTGCCGCGGACCTACGTGGCCCGGGACGACTATCGGGCTGACATGCGCGACATCAAAGAGATGCTGGGCAAGATCTTTGACCGGCTTGACGGCAAGGCCGACAAATGACGCTCACCGAACAACTCCGGCGCGACGAGGGGGCGGTAGGCCATGCGTATCACGACAGTTTTGGGTTCCTTACTATCGGGGTTGGGCGTCTCATTGATGCTCGGCGTGGTGGGGGTCTTAGTCCTGCTGAAATTGATTTTCTCCTTGCCAATGATATTGCTGAGAAAACTGCTCAGGTTTTAGAAGCCCTGCCGTGGGCGGCAAGGCTCTCAGAGCCTCGCCTAGCTGTCTTGATTAACATGGCGTTCCAAATGGGCGTCAGCGGCCTGCTCCAGTTCAAACGCACGTTGGGGTCTATTGAAGACGGCCAGTACGGCGAGGCGGCGGTGGAGATGCTTGATAGCCTTTGGGCGCAACAGACGCCGGAGCGTGCGAAGCGTCTGTCCAAGCAGATGGAGTCCGACAAGTGGCAATAGACCCGCTCACCGCCGGCATCGAGCTCGCCACGACGGCGATCAACAAGATCTGGCCCGACAAGAGCGCAGCCGAGGCGGCGCAGCTCGCCGCGGCGGTGGCGATCGTCCAAGGCCAGCTCGACACCAACCGCGCCGAGGCGGCCAGCCCGAGCGCGTTCACCAGCGGCTGGCGCCCGGCGATCGGCTGGGTCTGCGCGGCGGCGCTGGCCTGCCAGTACATCGCGCGGCCCCTGCTGCAGTGGGCCGGCATCGTGACCGGGCACGCATGGCCGGCGCTCCCCGGCATCGACAACAACCTTTGGGAGCTCATGCTCGGCATGCTCGGCCTGGGCGGCTTGCGCTCGCTGGAAAAAATTAAGGGCGCCGCGTAATGCTGGAGCTGCTCGAAGACCCGGCGGTCCTCAAGCAGTACTCGCAGCTACCCGCGGCGCAGCGGGCAGCGTTTGACTGGCGCGCGCGCTGGTTGATGAAGGCGCACAAGCACCAGATCGAGCCGCCGGGCGACTGGTGGAGCATCTGGCTGATGTGCGCCGGGCGCGGCGCCGGCAAGACCCGGGCAGCCGCCGAGACCCTGGGCTGGTGGGCCTGGGAGCAGCCGAACACCCGCTGGCTGGTGTCGGCGCCCACCAGCTCCGACCTGCGCAGCACGTGCTACGAGGGCGACAGCGGCCTGCTGGCGGTCATCCCGCCGGTGCTGGTGGCCAAGTACAACTCGACGCTGCACGAGCTCACGCTGACCAACGGCGCGCTGATCAAGGGCATACCGGCGTCGGAGCCCGAGCGGTTCCGCGGCCCGCAGTTCCACGGCGGCTGGCTCGACGAGCTCGCGGCCTGGGAGTACCTGCAGGAGAGCTGGGACATGATCCAGTTCGGCATCCGCCTGGGCACCCACACCAAGTTGATCGCGTCGACCACGCCCAAGCCCAAGGACGTGGTGATGGCGCTGATCGACCGCGACGGCGACGACGTGGCGGTCACCCGCGCCAGCACGTACGCCAACATCAAGAACCTCGCGCCATCGTTCCAGAAGCAGATCCTGCAGTACGAGGGCACGAAGCTGGGCCGCCAGGAGATCCACGCCGAGATCATCGACCCGGAGGAAGGCGGCATCGTCAAGCGGGACTGGTTCAAGCTCTGGCCGGCGTCCAAGCCCCTGCCCAAGTTCGAGTTCGTGCTGCAGAGCCTGGACTGCGCGACGAGCGAGAAGACCATCAACGACCCGACGGCGCACATCACGATCGGAATCTTCAAGCCCGAAGACGGCGGCATGTGCGCGCTGGTGGTCGACTGCTGGCAGGAGCACCTGCAGTACCCGGACCTGCGCCCCAAGGTGCTCGACGAATACGAGACGGTGTACGGCGAGGGCAAGAACAAGAAGCGCGTCGACCTGCTGCTGGTGGAGGACAAGAGCGCCGGCATCAGCCTGATCCAGGACCTGCAGCGCGCTGGCGTGCCAGTGCAGGCCTACAATCCGGGCCGGGCCGACAAGATCCAGCGCCTGTCGATCGTGTCCAACATCATTAAGGCCGGGCGTGTCTGGGTGCCCGAGAGCAGCAACAAGCGCGGGTTCGTGCGTGACTGGGCCGAGGGCATGATCAGCCAGATCTGCTCGTTCCCCGAGGGCACGGCGCACGACGACTTCGTGGACGCGATGAGCCAGGGCCTGCGCTACCTGCGCGACGCCGGCTGGCTGACGATCGACTACCCCAAGGAGTGGCTGGACGAGGACGACTACGCGGACGCCGACAAGACGAGCAACAAGCGACGGGGCAACCCGTACGACCAGTAGGGACGCACCACCATGGCTAAAGCACCCAGCACCGAGCAGATGAGCGCCGAGCTGCGCGAGAAGGGCCGGCAGGCGTTCCTGGAGCCCAGCGAGGTCAAGCAGCGCATGTACCACGGCACTGCGCGCGACATCAGTCAGTTCAAACCCAAGCAAGCCGGCGCGTCGTTCGTGACGCCCAACCCCAAGTTCGCGCACGACTTCGCCGACCTGAGCGAATCCTGGATGAAGCGCAACGCCGGCACGATCCTGACCGGTGAGCAGATCGAGCGGGCAAAAGACTTGACCGCAAAAGAATTGTCCACGAATAAGACGCGGCGGAATATGCGAGCCTTTGAGCGCGAAATAGCACTGATCGGTTCACCCCAGGCGCTCCCGAACACGCAGACAATCTACGCGAACAAACTGGCCGAGCAACTGCCCAGCGCGCAGAACATCATGCCGGTGCACGTGCAGGCCAAGAAGCCGTTCGACTACGAGAACCCCAAGCACGTCCACGCGGTGCGTACGATGCTGCACAAGCTGGGGCACACCCAGCACATAGACGACTTCGACACGGCGATGAGCGGTGATTACGCTCACGGAGCAAACTGGCAAACGATCGAGTCCAAGCCGGTCCAACAAGCCATCCGCGCCCTGGGCCACGACTCGTTCTGGGTCAAAGAAGGCGGCGTCAAGAATCTGGGCGTGTACAACCCGGGCGCAATCAAGTCCGCGGTCGGCAACCGTGGTACGTACGACACCGAGGACTACGACATCAACAAGGCCCAAGGAGGCGCTGTGGCACCCGTCAAACTCAAAGAAGGCAAGCAGCCCCCGTACCAGGACCCCAAAACCAGCAAGATTGACGAATGGATCTGGCACCCGATGGAGCGCATCCGCCAGGAGCTGTCAGCTCGGCGCGAGCTGCCCGAGCACGTCGGACCTTACGCCGACTACATGCGCGAGATGAACGCCAAGGCGCAATCCGGGGAGCTGACGCCGCGCGATTTTGTCAAGGCGTACACGATCACGCAGAGCAGCATTGGGCGCGGCGGGCTGTCGCACGCAACGGCTACCAAGCGCGGCATGAAGCTGCCCAACACGGGCGGCGAGGTGCGGCCTGAAGGTGCGTTCGCCGAGTGGTTGGGCTCACCCATGGGGCAGAAGTACCTGGAAGCGTCGATGCGCGGCGAGGACCACCCGGAAGCCCTAGCGGACCTGCGCGAAAAGTTCGCACCGTTCGGCAAGCAGAACGCCCAGGTGGAGGCCATGCAGTACGCGACGCAGAACGCTCCGTCGTTGAGCGAGAGGTTGAACAAGGCGATCACCGGCTCAAAGGCAGACTACCGCAAGTTCGCTGGCGGCATCAAGGGCATCGCTAGTGCCAAGTCCGGTTTCATCGGCTCGCTGCTGGGCCGTGGTGACCTGCCCACGCTGGACGCCCGCCAGCTCAACTTGCACTCGCTGTCGCACCCGACCAAGACGCCCGAGGGCATGATGTCGCGCGGTAAGGGCCTGGGCGGCCAGGAGGCGGTGGACCGGCTGATCGCGCGCCAGGAAGCCCTGGGGTACAACATCCCCAACGAGCTCAAGCCCTACGAGCAGCACCTGATCCACCACGACGTGTGGGACCAGCGCGGCGGCACGCAGACCACGCACAAGGACTTGACCAAGGCCATGCTCGGGTACGGCGATGGCGGTAGCGTTGAGAAGATGCGGCAAGCCCTGATGGTCAAGCATTTTGCTAAAGGCGGCTCGGAAAAAAAATGGCCAGCCAACTTACCCCCGGCTCCGGCACCGTCAAACCAGGAAATGAACGCCATTGTGGATCGCATCGCAAGGCAGCAATTGGGTGAGCATGTCACCGAGCCGGGCAAAACAGAAAATTTGGCGGGCCGATCAATTCGAGAAGCCAAGCGGGTTAAGCAGACCCAATACACAACTACACCAACCCAAGCAGTTCGACCCACCCCGATCTACACAGGGCAAAAAGGCGATGTAAATGTAGTATTGCCCGGTGATCAGACTATATCGGACCAGCGACTGGTGGAAGTAAACGGCCTACCCATTGGCTCAAACCAAGAAGGCGGGTCCCGTTATGGAGAAGGCAAGCTACATTTGCCAGAAAATGAACGGCCCTTCTGGGCGTCTGGCATAGCCCCTGCGCAAGGGTTTCAGAACCGCGTGACTGAGTTGGCTCAGATCACCGGGCAAGACCCCCGTGTCATTGCGCACCATCTGGCGATGGGTCACGCCGGTAACAACTTCGCTTTACATTTTGCGGATGCTAATCTAAAAGCGGTAAACAACTCAAAAATAAAACCTGAAAATCATCAGACTTTTAACGCAATAATGAAACAAGGTTTTGCGGATAGAGACAGGCAAGGCAACCCAATACAAGTTACGTTTCCAAAATGGCCCGGGGTGGAAAACCCAAATGAAGCGTATGAGGCAATGCGGGCAGACCCGGAAATGCGCAAGTTTTTTAACAAGACCATGAAATTAGGTAATGTTACTAAAGCCTTGGGTTTTCCAAACGGTTCGGATATAGAGTATGCAATCTCCGAACCCGAGCTCCGCAATATGGAAATCAATATGACGGGCCACGCGGTGGGGCAAATGAGGCCCGGCGCAAAGTTAGTCCCAGGCGCTGAACACAACACCTACAGCCACAAAATTCTTGGCACATCCTTGGGCCGAGCACCAGAGTTGGCGCCTATGGAGCTGGCATTCATGGACGCCACGCATTACATCAAACCTAAGTTATCAAGCCCAGGGGCGTACACCCGGACCATGTCGTTGTCAGCTCCGCATCAGGTGGTCGATGATCGGTACTTGAACATCATGAACGATTACTACACCAAGTTGCGCGCGGTCAGGGGTTACGCCAAGGGTGGCAACGTCTCGATGGACGAGATGCTGGCGCACACCACGTTGGCCAAGAAGGGCCCCAACGTCAGGAACATCGGCGCGGACGAGGCGCCGGACATGAAGGTCAAGCAGTACATCCCGCCGGGCCCGGGGGACGGCATCGGCCTGCCCTCTGGTGGCGTTGACTTCCAGCCCGAGATGCCGGGGCAACAGCTCTCGCAGGCGGTGCCCGCTGGCCCTGGTGGCCCTACCATGCCAGGGATGCCGGGAATGCCCCCAGGAGGCCCTGGGATGCCCCCAGGCGGCCCTGGCCCGGGCATGCCGGGTATGCCACCGCCGCTGCCCAGGAACCAGCCAGGGATGCCCACGGGCAAGCCTGCCGGCCTGGAGCCGCCGAACATCCCGCCGCCCAAGCAGAAGCCTACCGGCAGCAACATCCTGACGATGACGCCGCAGGGTCAGGCGCTGGCAGCACTCGGGCCGATGCGCAAGATGGCCGATGGTGGATCTGTTGAACAGATGAAGCGTGAACTGGCTAAAAAAAAAGATCAACCGATCGTAGCCTCGCGCGCTTTCCAAGAAGCTCCTGAGCCCACAAAGACAACCAAGGCGTATAAGCTGTTCCGCACGCACCCCAAGCACCCGGGCAAGCTGTTTCCGCTGTTCGTGGACGCAAACGAGCCCATCGAGCAGGGCAAGTGGCTTGCAGCCCAGGCCGGCGAGATGGCGGGTGAGAAGGTCAAGTCTAAGATCGGCCCGCTGGCGTATCGCCCAGGCTGGCACGCTGGGGACCTACCGATCGCCACGCACATCGGCGGCAAGTCCACGCCAGGGCTGAAGAAACCGGATGTACGGCCTGACAACCACGTCTGGGCCGAGGTGGAGATGCCCAACGATGTCGACTGGCACTCGGAGGCGCAACGCCGCGGCACCAACGACAAGGGCCGCGTCGTGCCGGTGAAGGCGCACATCACCGACCAAGTGCCCACAGGCGGGCACTACCGGTACAAGACCAATCCCAACATGACCGGCAACTGGCTGATCGGCGGATCGATGAAAGTCAATCGTGTGCTGCCCGACGAGGAAGTTGCCGCAATCAATAAGGCAGCCGGCGTGGCCGACCTGCCCCGGCAACGACCGCAGGATCTAGGCAAACTCGGATTCGGTGTTGTCAAAAAAGCGGAGGGTGGCGGTGTTGGGCATATGGCCGGGGGCAGCCTGCGCGATAAGATTCTGCAAGACGCCGGGGTGTATGGGGCTCGAAGATTTGAACGCGCATCGGATGAGATACCAAATCTACAGCGGATGTACTCCCCCGAGGCTTTGCATTCCGCATTTACTGGGGATAATGCAAAAGCTGTTATGACTATGGACCCGGCGCATTTTGAAAACTATGCAGCGCCCATAATAGAATCTCTAACGGGACACAAAGATCCAACAGTAATAAAGCATCTTGGTGAAAAGTTTGCAGTACCTACGTCAGAACATATAAAACATCTTGCAACCATTTTGCGTAAAGGTGGTTTTGACGATGTTCCATTTCTAGGGCTAGACAAAGAAGAAGTTGGTTTGCCGTTGATGCCTTTTATAAAAGGGCATGAAGGACGGCATCGCAGCAGAGCCTTGACGCAAACAGGCGTTACAAAAAATTTGGTAAGACTTTTGCCCCGGGCAGAGTTGAGAGAGCCATTGCCTCGCCGATCACAAGAAGAGTACATCGCAGCCCTCAAAGCAGAGCTGGACAAGAACGGACTGGTTCGGCCAGAACCTGCGGGGATGCGGCAGGAGCGCAGGGAGCCTGTTCGATTGCCCGACATCTACCGGGGTGGTGGCGGAGTTACACTCCCGCCATCGACCGAGCAAATGCGGCAGGCCCTGAGTGCACGACGCTCAAACTCGAAGGCATAGTATGAACAGAGATACCCGCGACGAAGACCTAGACGAGAATGACGACGGGTCGGTGGACGTAGACCTGCCGGACGAAACCGCGGACATACTGGAGATGCCCGACGGCTCGGCTGTTGTCGCCATGGAGACAGTCGGCCCCGAGGAGTCGCGCGACTTCTACGCCAACATGGCCGAGACGATGGAGACCTACGAGCTCGACCGTATCGCCATGCGCTACATTGACTTGCTGGAGAAGGACAAGAATGCGCGTGAGGACCGGGACAAGCAGTACGAGGAGGGAATTCGGCGTACTGGCCTGGGCAAGGACGCACCCGGTGGTGCCAACTTCATGGGCGCCAGCCGCGCGGTTCACCCGATCATGGCCGAGGGCTGCGTGGACTTTGCATCACGCGCTATCAAAGAGATGTTTCCGCCTGACGGTCCTGTCAGAACCAAGATCATCGGCGAGGTTGATGACCTGAAGCAGCAGCGCGCCGAGCGCAAGCGTGACTTCCTGAACTGGCAGATCACCGAGCAGATCGAGGAGTTCCGGGACGAGCAGGAGCAGATGCTCACCCAGCTCCCGCTGGGCGGCTCGCAGTACATCAAGGTCTGGTACGACGAGCAGCAGAAACGCCCGATGATCGAGTTCCTGCCGATCGACCGGGTCATCCTGCCGTTTGCGGCGTCCAACTTTTACACGGCGCAGCGCGCTGCCGAGGTCCACGAGATCACCGAGTGGGAGTACAAGCGGCGCGTCAGCACCGGCATGTACATCGACGGGTTCTCGTTCACGTCGTCCATCGAGCCCGAGCAGACCAAAGCGCAGAAGGCCAACGACAAGATCGAGGGCAAGGCGTTCCAGGACAACGAGGACGGCCTGCGCAAGGTCTTCCACATCTACACCTACCTCGAATTCGACGACGACAAGCACAGCGAAGGTGAGATGGCTCCGTACATCATGATGGTGGACGAGCAGTCCAGCAAGGTGATCGGCCTGTACCGTAACTGGGAGGACGGCGACAACACGATGACCAAGCTCGACTGGATCGTCGAGTTCAAGTTCATCCCCTGGCGTGGTGCATTTGCGATCGGCCTGCCCCACCTGATCGGCGGGCTGTCGGCGGCGCTCACCGGCGCCCTGCGCGCGCTGCTCGACTCGGCGCACATCAACAACGCCGCGACGATGCTCAAGCTCAAGGGCGCCAAGCTCTCGGGCCAGACCCAGCAGGTCGAGGTCACCCAGGTCGCCGAGATTGAGGGCGGGCCGGGCGTTGACGACATCCGCAAGATCGCGATGCCGATGCCGTTCAACCCGCCGTCACCGGTGTTGTTTGAGCTCCTGGGCTGGCTGAGTACCGCCGCCAAGGGGGTGGTGACCACCAGCGAAGAAAAGATCGCCGACGTCACATCCAACGCGCCGGTGGGCACCACCCAGGCGCTGATCGAGCAGGGCGCGGCTGTCTACTCGGCCATCCACGCCCGGTTGCACAAGTCGCAGGAGCGGCTGATCAAGATCCTGTGCCGGCTGAACCGGTGGCACTTCGACGAGATGCGCAAGGGCGACATCGTCGAGGACATGAACATCCAGCGCGACGACTTCAACCGCAACACCGACGTCATCCCCGTCAGCGACCCGCACATCTTCAGCGAGACGCAGCGCATGGCGC